AATAGACCATTTGCGATGGCCCAATCGAGTCAAGATCATATTGCACAACGTATGCATAAGATATGTGATAATATACGATATGTTGAATTGCGATCAGACCTCGGAAAAGTTGTAGCATCAAATGTATGGTTTGGAAAGGCAGATCAATTTTTTATTCCGAAACATGTAGTAGATTCTATTCCCTGGAGTCGGATGATAGTTTATGGTATTGATGGGAAAGAAGAACTTGCTTATAATCAAAAACAACTTGAATTAAAACGGTTAGAAGATAGGGATGCAGTAATTGTAAAGATAAAAACAACTAGTATTCCATCAGGTTGTAAAGATTTGACTAATTCACTAAACGAACGAGTTCAAGGAATTATTCAGAAACCATATCGATTGACTCGTAGTTATGATACAATTAAGCAGCAGTATGTTAACTTGATGTTGCAAGGAAAAGAAGCACGGTTTGTCAAAGGAAGCATGACAGCAGTAACGTACGACATGATTGATCCATGTCGAGTAGATTATAAGGGTTATTATCAGGTGACTGATGGAGGAGGAATACCAGGAGCATGTTCATCTCCCTGGATATCATTAGATTCACGGCATCAAAACACGCCGATTTTTGGGATGCATGTTGCGAGGGTAGGAGCTGATTCCCTTGTATGTCCATTGTATAAAGAAGATTTCGGAGTGGGAATAGATTGTCAGAATGCGTTGGCGCAGTCTTTTTTGTCGCCTGGAAGCTCATATTTTATAGAAGAAGTAGCGGCAGTAGTTCCAGGAACTTCTGCGTCAGAGCAAGCAGCTCTTAAAATACATCCCCCTTATGAAAGTGTGTTTGTGAGATCACCAATTTCTCAGGATTTGAAGGTTTATGATTTCAAACGACCAGCTGTGTTATCAGATGAGGCGTTAGGTCTAGCCTTAGACAAATATGCGAAATTTCCAGTTGTTACAAAACCGGAAATTTTAGACGAGTTTGAGCAACACCCAGATATTTTGTTTGCGTCATTTGCACCTAAAAACAAATACTATAATTATCAATTTTTAACACCAGAACAAGCGGTTTTTGGAGACTCAGATCTTGAGATAGACGCGATGGATATGTCTACGTCTCCGGGTTATCCGGATGTGCAAAAAGGAAAGATGAAACGAGAACATGTAGTTTTATCGCGATCCGATAAAACATTAAAGCCAGAGTTCAAACTGCTTGTTTTGAGAAGGATTGTATCATGGTCAAGAGGAAATTTCTCTCCACAAGTGGTAGTAGACACATTAAAAGATGAGTAGCGAGAGAATGAGCGTGTGGATGCAAAGAAGACTCGGCTATTTTGCGTTGGTAATTTAGTGGACTTTGTAGCTCTTAAGATGGTTACAGGTCATATAATTTCTTATCTCAAATCTCATCGATCTGGGTCCTCGTGTGCAATAGGAGTTAATCCGCATTCACATGATTGGGCTCTATTATATCAGAAAATTTTTCATTTTGGTAGATTGAGAGTTGCTGGAGGAGATCTTGAAACGATGGATATTTCAACACAGCGTTGGATGGGAGATGTTATGTTCTCTTTTTTTAGATATTATATTGATGAAATGACGGAGCAATTTGAATTTGTTTATAGGGATTTGGATTGTTTATCTGATGAACATTTTTTAAAAGCAGATGAACATTTAGAAGATATAAATTACAAGTTAAACTTGTTCAATTTGTTTAGAGCAGTCTGTTTCAATGTTGTGACTACCATTCACGTTTGTAAATTTGGAACGTATAAGTTTTTACGCGGAAATTCATCGGGAAATTATTTAACAGGGTTTTACAATTCTTTATGTACACACGTGTATTTGTTTTTGGCATTTCAAGTTCTGTGTCCAGGGAGAATATTTGAACAAGATGTAGCCCTTGCGGTATATGGTGATGACAACTTGTTTTCAGTTTCAGAAGATGTTCAACATCTCTATAATAATCAAACAATTCCAGCAGTTCTTAAAAAATATTTTGGCGTTGGTATGACAGATCCAAATAAGAGAGAGTTCACTCAACCTTTCTTGGAGTTAAAGGATCAAATTTTTCTCTCACGGAGATTTCAAGAAGTTTCTCTTGCAAGTGGACATCACCTATCATGTTCAGTGATCAAGGCGCCATTGGATAAAAGTTCAATTTTTGGATGTTTGCATTGGTTACGGAAAGGAGGTCCCGTGGATTTGGACACCAAAATGAAGCAAAATTTGGATGTATTTATGCTTGAGATGTATCACTATCCCCGAATTGAAGCAGACATTATGATAAAGTTGGTGGAATCTTCTCTGGTTAAATCAGGCTTCAAATATAAATTGAAAGACTTTGATTATGTTGAAGGATTACGATTGCAAAATTATAATCCGGATACATTTGAATTTTGTTAAATTTCATATCGTCTTGGATTTGACGTTAAACTAATCTCGTGTGTTGTGAGCGAATTCACATCTAGTCCCTGACTAAATCAGGAGTGTCCTTGGTAATGACTTAAAACTTGACCCCTTATACGTCATGCATGGGTAGCTTGAAATTACAATTGAGCTAAGTCGCGGTATAAGGAGATTGTTATTTCGAACCAGATAGGGTTAATGCTCCCTAGTCTGGAAATTTTTATGCATTGCCAAACAAGAACAAAGTAGTAGCCTTCGAGACGGCGCATTAAATAGTCTCAATTTGGGTGTAGATCAGGAGGTTGATTATGCAGGGCGACAAGGAAGAGTGGCCCATAATTACACTTCGTCAGTGTTGCCAATTAGAATGGAAGGAGGAGATCGAGTAGATTATGCGTTACTTGGAGAGACACCGCAAGCGATATTGCGAAGACAATATCCGTATCCATCAGCTGCGGCGATTTTTGCATTGTCAACAGGAACGGTTAATAGACACCATCCATTCGAAGTGTTAAATCAAAGCACTATTAAAGCTCACGTGTCAACGTTCCGGTTTTTTAGAGCTGATATTAAGATTCGTTTTGACTTTAACACAACGGTAACAGATGTTGGCGTGGTTGTAATTTCATGGGTACCAGATTGTGATGCAGTGTTTGGAACTAGATCGTTTTTAAATTCAGATCCAACCATTGTAGATCTTTCAACTATGCGCAATGTGGAAGTTGTGATCCCATGGACGTCCATTCAAGAATGGTATGATTTAAATAGTGCTGCGACTACAAATCAACTTGTACAATTAGAAGTAAATCATATTTATGTTGGAAATATAAACGGTGCATCAGCTCCATCATATCGGATGTTTGTTTCATTTGAAAACGTTGAGATTAAGGGGGCAACAAATTTCACCGCGATTGCACTAGCACAATCAGGACAACCAGAAAGTTACTCAGGAGAAGATCCAAATGCTGGGAGAATTGAAATTCCAGCAAATCTCGGTTCGTTGCCAGTGACAACACAGACTCTTGGAACGTTGGGGGCATTAGCTATTAGTAGTGCACCAACCATATTAACGAGTATGTCAAAAGCATGGGGAGCGTATGATCAATATAAAGGTTGGTTTACTTCGAAGAAGGATAAGGATAAACAAGTTCGACCATTGGAGCAGTTGCAGGAACCAAGACCAGTAAGAAATTACACATATGGTAATTTAGCAGGAGCATCATATTGTCCATCTTTACAGTTGAATTCAGGGATGGGAACAGTAGTGCCACCTTATCACTTAGGTGATCCAAATTTTCGTCATTTCATGCGGGATATAATTCAAATACCAACAATACGGACTTACACGTTGTTGACTGGTACGCATGTATTACCAATTCAGCCATTTGTCAGTGTGGCATCAACAAGTTATTTAGAGATGATGTGGGCTATGTTTCGATATGGGCGTGGATCACTTAGAGTTAGGTTAAGCTTTCACAGTTCACCGTTAGAAGCGTATCAAATAACAGTAATGTGGAGTCATGGAGATACAACGTTGGACATAGCCTTAAATTCATCTTATCAAGACATTGTAAATGTTCGAGGTCTTGTGGTACGAGATTATCTTGTACCGTTTATATGGCCAACGCAATGGGTACGGATAGATGATATATCATCAGCACCGAGTAACATATGGGGAAATCTGACGGTGAGAATTACACAAGCAGCACATAGTTTTGGATCTTCATCACCATTAATTTTTATGATGGTGTACACATCGGCTGGACCAGATTTTCAATTGAAAGATTTGTGTTCATCAACAGCTGAGGATATAACAGCAACATGGGAACCAAGTTCCCCAACACCAGCAGAAGCACAGATGCATTTGCGGAGTAGTTGGAACACCGAGTTCCAGAATATTGCAGGAGGAGCACAACCTACAATATTAAGGGAAATAATGGAAGATGCGATATCGGTAGAAGATATTTGTATGAGGTTCTCGAATCGGGCAACCGCACAACCAATACAGTTGTGGCCAGGATTGTTGTTGTCCATGAATACATATGATAATTTGGATTATTGCATGACAATGTTCCGTTATGCGAGGGGATCGTTACGATATAAAGTAGTCGTCTATGAAGCTGCAAGTATAGAAGATTATCCTAAAGTAGGTATGAGAGGAAATTGGGTGCAGAGTCCGACAACACACGCAAATCCATCATATCGCTTTCCGAGTGGAAATGGGTTTGCTATGCAGAATATAACCCAGAATGGAATGTTGGAGTTTGAGTTGCCATATTACTCAAACTATGATTGGTCAATTAATCCTCGTGTGGCAGGGAAATTTGCAGTGGTTCCTTATCAGTTTCCACCAGTACAAGATTTGGGTAATTTTACTGGATTAAATGATTACTATCTTGTAGCAGGAGGAAGTGATTTCCAACTGGCATGGTTGATGCCTCCTTACCTAACAGTAGATTCAATCCCGGGAAAGGTAGCGTACACTTAAAGTCCTTGATAAGACTATAAACTATCACAGATTATAAGCTGTTTCTTATGACGGTTCCAGTGAACGGTTCACTGAGGAGGTGTAGAAACTCTAGCCTCGTTCACTAAGTGGGAAAAATAGAGATCTAAAGAAATATAGAATTATCTGAGATGAAGTTTTATATAGCTGTTGTG